CGAGACCTCTTCGCCGGCCTTTCGGATGAGGAGCTGAACGCTCGCATCCGGACGCTGCAAAAGAAACTGGGGGAGGGTGAGCCGCAATGACACGCGCCGACCGTGAAGCGTATTACGTGATGCTCTCCGAGAGCCTGACGCGGAAAGCGCGCACGGATCTGCTGAGTTTCACCGAGGCCACGATGCCCAACTTCGACCCGGCTGAGTTCCACCGCCGCTATTACGCCCGCCTGACGGACTTTGCCCGTGGCGACATAGACCGGCTGATGGTCTTTGTGCCCCCACAACACGGGAAGCAGATTGCAGACGATCAGCCCGTATATACCCCGGATGGCATAAAGAGGCACGGTGACCTACGTGTCGGCGACCGCGTCTTTGGACGGGATGGGCGACCGGTACGCGTGGAATGGGTGTCACCCAAGACGCGCTCGCAGTATGTCGTGACCTTCAGTGACGGCGCCAGCATAGCCTGTCACGGGCACCATGAGTGGACGGTCTTGGATCGAGAAACCGGCTTGGAGCAAACGTTGGAAACAGAGACAATCGCCGCCCGTATGATGACAGGAGCGCGGGAGGCTCGCTTTCAGGTGGACGGGAATGTCTGCGTGCAGTTCGACGCTCGCCCTGTGATTGTAGATCCGTACGCCATCGGAGCGCAGCTTTGGGGAGATTCTGGAGCACATCTTCCTGACGAATATGTCTTCAATTCCGAGGCTGTGCGCCGTGAGCTACTTGCCGGTGTCGTAGATAGTGCTGGAGAATGGGACGCCGCTGGGGAACGTGTTGCACTCGAGTTTTTCTCACGCCAAACGACCGACCGCATCGCGCTGGTTATTCGCTCCCTCGGCCATTCGGTAAAGAGAGAGGGGCGAACGCGCATCTCTTTCGCTCCCACGGAAAAGCCATCGCGCCGGGATATAGTACGTATAGAGCGCCGGGGTGACCTTGGGTGGGGGCGCTGCATACAGGTAGAGGGTGGCGTCTATTTGGTGGGTGAGACCTTTATCCCCACCCACAACTCCGAAGGCTCCACCCGCCGGCTGCCGGCCTTCGTGCTGGGGCAGAACCCGGACGCGAAGATCGCCATCGTGTCGTACAGCGCTACGAAGGCGCGAAAGTTCAACCGTGAGATACAGCGTATCATCGACACGGAGGAATACCGCCGCATCTTTCCCGCAACAAGCCTCAATGCGTCCAACGTGACCACAATCGCCGGCGCATGGCTGCGCAATGCAGACGAATGCGAGATCGTAGGCCGGGCGGGTGGCTTCAAGACCGTGGGCGTGGGCGGGCCGTTGACAGGCGACCCGGTCGACCTGCTGATCATGGATGACATCTACAAAGACGCCAAAGAGGCGTGGTCGCCACGGGTGCGTGAGAATATCTCTGACTGGTACGACACCGTTGCCGAAACGCGTCTGCACAACCACTCCCGGCAGCTGATCGTCTTTACCCGCTGGCACGAGGATGATCTGGCCGGCAAGCTGCTCCGAGAGCAGGGCGCCTATGATCCGGTGACGAATCCCCGCGGGTGGGAGGTGGTGGTTTATCCGGCTATCAAGATCGGCGCACCCACCGAGGCCGACCCTCGTCAGGAGGGGGAGGCGCTTTGGCCGGAGCGTCACTCGCTGGAAAAGCTGCAAACCATACGCGCCCGTAATCCTCACGTGTTCGACTCGCTCTACCAGCAAGACCCGAAGCCCAGCGAGGGACTGATGTACGACCGCGGCTTCCAGGAATACGAATACCGCCCGGCCGCAGAGCGCGTCACCCGCAAGGCCTACGTAGACACGGCCGACACGGGCGCCGACTTCCTCTGCGCAATCGTCTACGACGAGACGGAGACGGGCAACTACATCGTGGACGTGCTTTACACGCAGCGCCCGATGGAGTACACCGAGCCGGCGCTGGCTGAGATGCTCTCTCGGCATTCCGTCTTGGAGTGCGTCGTAGAGTCAAACAACGGCGGACGCGGATATGCCCGTGCCGTAGAGCAGCAATGCCGGCGCATGGGCAACGACCGCACGCACTTCAAGTGGTTCCACCAATCGCAAAACAAGGCCGTGCGCATCTTCACCCATTCGGCTGCTGTGCAGAATCTCACCTACATGCCCGTCGGGTGGCAGCGCCGCTTCCCGGAGTTTGCCGCCGCGTTGACGGGATACCTCAAGATGGGTACGAACGCGCACGACGATGCTCCGGACGCCCTGACGGGAACGGTGGAGTTTCGCCGCAAAGCGTCTTCTGCTTCCGCCGTGGCTGGCCTCTTTGGTTACTGACGGCCGCTTAATCCTCCCAACAGACTTCATTCAACTCAAAACACGCTCAACCCTATGACCCTAAAAGAAATTTTCAGCCAGAGCACCCCCTCTGATGTGATCGACGCTCTAAAGAAGGGGCGCAACGCGCCGCTGCCCGATGTAGAGGCCGCCCGCAAAGCCATCGACCCAGAGAAACACGACGTGAACGACCGAACGAAACGCCCCGATAAGCGTGTGGCCGTCTCTGATTCAGAAGAGTCGAGCGGCCTACAGGTAACCTCCGATGTGCCGGGGGGGCAGTAAGGGGACAACACGCCCCGAGCCCGTGGCGCGCATTAGCCTCGCCATACAGCAGCTCATCATCAAGCGCGCCGTGTCGTTCCTTTTCGGCAACGATCCGGCCTACAATGCAGACACCGAATCGGAACAGCAGCAGGCCGTCATGCGCGCCTTTGGTCGCATCCTGCGCGACGTGAAGTGTAACTCGATCAACCGCTGTGTGGCGCGCAGCGTGTTTGGATATAAGGAGTGCGCCGAGCTGTGGTATCCGGTGGAGACCGAGGTGGAGTCCAACCGTTACGGCTTCCCCTCTCGATTCAAGCTGCGCTGCGCTGTGTTCTCCCCCGCGAACGGGGACACGCTTTACCCCTACTTCGATGAGACGGGCGACATGGTGGCTTTCTCTCGCAGCTTTGCCCGCAAAGACGACGCGGGGAACACGGTGGACTTCTTCGAGACCTACACCGCCGATGCGCATTATATGTGGCAGAGTGGTGACAACGGGTGGACGCCCTCCGAGGGGTACCCTCGCGCTGTGGCGATCGGGAAGATTCCCGTGGTGTACGCACGGCAGGACGAGACGGAGACGGCGATCGTGAACTCTCTCATAGCGCGGCTCGAGACGTTGCTGTCGAACTTCGCCGATACGAACGATTACCACGCCTCCCCGAAGCTCTTTATCACGGGGCGCATTCAAGGCTTTAGCAAGAAGGGCGAGGCCGGGGCCATCATTGAGGGCGATGAGGGGTCGACGATGAATTACGTCTCGTGGGCACATGCCCCCGAATCGGTGCGTCTGGAGATCGAGACGATCCTCAAAATGATCTACACCTTGACGCAAACGCCCGACATCTCTTTCGATTCCGTGAAGGGTATCGGCGCTGTTTCCGGCATCGCCCTGAAGCTGCTATTCATGGATGCCCATCTGAAGGTGCAGGACAAACGGGAGATCTTCGACGACTATCTGCAGCGCCGCGCCAACATCATCAAGGCTTACATCGGCCTCTTTTCGCCGCCGTTGGCCGCCGTGGCTGATGAGATGGAGATCACCCCCGAGATCACTCCTTACATGCTGACGAATGAGATTGACGAACTGAACTACTGGCTGACGGCGAATGGAAACAAGCCCGTGGTTTCGCAAGAGGAATCGATCGAAAAGGCCGGGGTTTCGATGAACCCTCAGGCTACCTATGAGAAACTACAGGCCGAAGACGCCCGCAGCGTCTACACATCCGCCTTCGAACCGACACTTTAACTCGCTATGCCTGTAACCCCTTCTTTTGACCCGGATGCTATCCGTCGCGCCGTGTATGCCAGAGTCGATGCTGTGGAAGAGGCCATCGTAGAGGCCTACAAAGTAGCCGCCCTGAAAATGGTGCGCCGCGCTAAGCAGACAAACACCTACAAAGACCAGACACACAAACTGCGATCCTCGATCGGATGTGTGGTCTTTCATCGCGGCCGAGAGGTGTATAATTACTTCGAGAGCGAGGGCGGCGAAAAAGGCTCCGAGGGCGTATCCGAGGGACTGGCTTACGCTCGCCGTGTCGCCTCGGAGGCCGGCGAACGGGCCGTTATTGCGGTTATCGTGGCCGGTGCGCGTTATGCTCTCTATGTGGAGGCACGCGGCTATGATGTGATCACGGGCAGCACGTATGGTTTTCCGGATGACCTACAGGAAGAGATGGGACTTATCGCTGACGGACTCAAACAGCAGCTCGGGACACTTTGAAATTTCACGTTTTACCACTCAAAACCCCTTTATATGGATCCACTTGCAAAAGCCCTCGCGCGTGAGGCGCGCCGAAAAGGAATCTGCGATGAATGGTATCGCGATCTGATGGCACTCAATGACAAAGACGCTATGCTCGACATGTACATCCGCGGTATTGACTTCTGTCTATCGAATGATTATCCGGATAACGACTTCATACGCGCTCACTTCAAGGGCGCGATGGAAACGCATGGCATCTACCTCGACGATCGCGTAAATCTTACCAATCCCGAGCGCTGCGTGGCGTTGGGTGATACTCACGGCAGCATTCATGTGAGCGGATATGCCGTCACGGAGGTATTTGCCAAACATGACGCCTGCCTCTCTATTACGGCCGACGACCATGCCTTTGTGATGATAGACACCTTCGATCGCTCGGAGGTGACCGTTTCGGCGAGCGATGTAGCGAAGATCTGCGTCAACCGTTACGGTGGTGCGCGTGTTGTCATTGCTCCCGGATCTACGGGGCAGATAAAGATCATCGAGAAGCATAAAGAGACATACTGAAGTTTTTCTGACTAACCTCACGAACCCTCGGAAATACTTTTGCCGCCATGAAAGTCAGCTATCAATACAACGGTACTCCTTTCGAGGCGTACGGCGTCTATGTTTCCAACGGCGGCGGCTTCCTCGGAGCCCCTACACGTAAGAAGCCAAAGACGTACGAATACCCGGATCACAACGGCTATCTGCCAGACCTCGAGGTCCCCGTCTATGAGGCACGCACGATCTCACTGGATTGCTTCATCGTGACAGATTCGGCCGCTGAACTTGTCACGCGCTTTACAGCCTTCACAAAGGCTTTGCTGGGTGTCACGGTCACGGTTTCCTTTTCGGTTGCTATTGATGGCAGCACGGTCTACACCGGGCAGGTCTACACATCCGCCATCTCGGATCTGGTAAAGACGTTTGTCGACGGTCGCAATGTGGGCACCTTCAAAGTGACCATCATCGAGCCCGAGCCTATCGTGTAAACATTCAACCCAAACTCAAATAGAACCACACTATGAAAAGAATCGATTTCAGCAACGTAAACATTGAAATGGAGCTCGGCGTATTTCAACCACGCGACGTCCGCTCCGAATTCGGAAACATCGTCTTTCAGCACGCTGCTACGCTCGAGCAAGACACACTTGCGCGTAAGATCTTCAACGCCCCCGCCGGAAAGATTACGGAGCTTGCCGACAACGAATTTGATATACTCACAGCCGCTATGAGAGCTTCCGGCTATCGCTATTCCGTCATTCGCGACCTCGAGGCCGCCGATCAATCGGAAAAGCCAAAAGAGGTGGAGGCTAACGGATGAAAGTCATCTACAACGGCCTTATCCCTTTCCGAGGCTTTACGGCGATTAACCTCTTTGGGCGCGTCTTTGCCCGCAGAGAGTTTGAGCCGGTCTCCGATCGCATTCTCAGGCACGAGGCTATCCACACGGCCCAGATGCGCGAGACGGGCTACGTGGGCTTCTATCTCCTCTACCTTGCCGAATGGCTCTGGCGGTGGGCACGACTGAAGGATGCTACGGCGGCCTATCATGCCATCCGATTCGAGCGTGAGGCTTACGGCCATCAGGACGAACTGGACTACCTCGCCTATCGCCGACCCTTTTCCTGGCTAAAGGGGTAACCTCACCCCCCCCTATTTGAAACAACCTCAACCCCCATAAAAAGCAAAAGAAACTATGAGTTTTATCCTGAATGAGCTTGGCGTTAAGCCGTCCATTGACCTGATGAATCGCACTCCGGGGCAGCTCTCGACCGTCACGCGGGGCACGCAGAAGATTGCCCTACTGGGAGAGGATGTGGTGACGCTCACCGTGGAGAGTGTCCGCCCGATCGCCTTCGAGATCGGCGACGTGATGAATGTCTACGGGCGCACCTATCGCCTCAATCGCCTGCCCGCCGTGCAGAAGCAGGGCGAAAGGCTCTACACGTATGAGGTGGAGATGGAGGGCGTGCAGTACGACCTCTTGCGCGCCACGTATGATTTGACCATCGACACGACCAGCAATAAGCTGCAGGACGTGCAGGGCGACGCACTCACGGGCGACCTCCGACGCTTTGCGACGGTGCTCATCT